CCACGTCGATCCCGATGCCCTCCGGCAACCTCCGGCTGCCGAAGCTCACCGGGGGCGCCACCGGCTCCTACGTGGGCGAGACCGTCGACATTCAGTCGACGCAGCAGACGACCGGCCAGGTCGTGATGAACTTCAAGAAGCTGGCCGCGCTGGTGCCGGTCTCGAACGACCTGCTCCGCTTCAGCTCGGTGCAGACCGACCAGGTGATCCGGACGGACACGATCCGCGCGATCGCGCAGGCCGAGGATCTGGCCTTCATCCGGAGCCCGGGCACGACGTACTCGCCGAAGGGGCTCTACTGGTGGGCGCCCGCGGCGAACGTCATCGCCGCGACCGCCGGCCAGACGCTCGCGAACGTCATCGCGAACCTGGGCAGCCTGATCGTGGCGCTGCTCAACGCGAACGTCCGGATGATCAACCCCGGCTGGATCTTCGCGCCGCGGATCTGGAACTTCCTCGCGACCGTCCAGAACACGAACGGCTTCTATGTGTTCCGCGACGAGATGCTGACCGGCAAGCTCTGGGGCATGCCCTTCAAGGTCACGACCCAGATCCCGATCAACATCGCCGGCGGCGCGAACAACAACACCGAGGTCTACCTCGCCGACTTCGCCGATGCCGTGATCGGCGAGTCCACGACCATGACCATCGACACCTCGAGCGAGGCCGCCTACTTCGAGAGCGGCACGCTGGTCTCGTCCTTCACCCGCGACGTCACGCTGATCCGGGTGATCGAGGAGCACGACTTCGCCATGCGGCATGACCCGAGCGTGGCCGTCCTGAACACCGTCACCTGGACCTGACCTGATGCGGGGGCTGGGGCCTTGGGCCCCAGCCCCCGCCGGCCCGACACCGTCTTTCTGAGGAGTACCTGAGCCATGCTCAACACCGCGATCGCTTCCGTCGTCAACCAGCAGCCGTCCGTGGCGCCCCAGGTGGCCTCGGCCGGCGCCATCAACGGCGCGTCCGTCGACACCCAGGGCATCATCGGCGGCCCTCCGCTCTCCGCGGCCGTCGACGTCACGACCGGCGCCCTGACCGGCGGCCCCACGACCGAGACGGCGACCATCAAGGTCCAGGACTCGGCCGACAACGCAACGTTCGCCGACTACATCCCGCCCGGGCTGGCCGCGACCCCGACGGCCGTCGTGGCCGCGGCGAACGCGCGCGGGACGCTCGCGGTCGATCTGTCGGGGGCGCGGCGCTATCTCCGCGTCGTGTGCACGGTCGCCTTCACCGGCGGCGCATCCCCGACCATGGGCGTATCCGCGGGCTTCACGTTCGGTGGCTTGAAGGAGCTGCCGGCCGCGGCGCCGGTCCAGGACTAACCGGACCGGCCTGACTGACCGGGGCGCCCGCCTGGGCGCCCCCTTCCCACGAGGCGCACATGAAGCAGGTCGTCGTCCAGTTTCACAAGTTCTGGGGCGTCTACTACCCGGGCGAGAAGGCTGCCTTCGCGCCCGACGTGGCGGAGACCCTGATCAAGCGGGGCACCGCCGAGCTCGTCGAGAAGGTCGATGTCCAGCCGCAGGCGACGGCGGGAGCCGAAGAGCGGCTCACCACCCAGCCCGACAAGGGCGCCAAGCGTGCCGCGAAGGGCGACGAGTGACCGAGCGGTCGTCGCCGGCGCGTCCGGCCCCTTCCCGGTCCGCGCCCGAGCCGGTGCGCCGCGCCCCCGCGCGGCCACCGGTCGATCGCATGGTGCGCGCCGGTCAGACCGTCCGCAAGCAGGAGCCGGGACGCCGGGGAGGCTGAGCCGTGCTTACGGTGCAGACGCCGCCCCTCTCCACGAAGCTCACCACCGTCTCCGCGCTCAAGACCGAGCTCAAGCTCGCCTCGGCGTCGGACGACAGCTTCCTCGACAGCTGCATTCAGCAGGCCTCGGACGCGATCGCGCGGTACTGCAACCGCACCTTCCGCCTCGCGACCTATCTCGAGACCGTCGCGGGCTTCAACACCGTCTGGCTCCAGCTCTCGGTCACGCCGATCGTCGCGGTGGCGAGCGTGCTCTACAACGGCACGATCGCCGTCACGGACTACACGCTCGAGGAGCCCGACGCCGGCCTGCTCCGGCGCGATGCCGGCTGGATCTGGACCTTCACGCCGATCTTCAACCTCGAGGCGTGGCCCCAGGGACGCGGCGAGAGCCCCCAGTACAGCGTGAACTATCAGGCGGGGTTCAAACTCCCGAACGACGACGGCCGCACGCTGCCCTTCGACATCGAGCGAGCGGCCCTCATCACGGCCAAAGGCTATTACCTCGATCGCCGATCGAACCCGAACGCGCTGCCGCTCGTGCGGAAGCGGATCGGGGACGTCGAAGTGCAGTACGGGACGCGGCCGGAAGAGGATCCGCTGCCGCCCGTGGCGGCGCGGCTGCTCGGCCCCTGGCGGCGGCTGTCCTGATGCTGCCCGACCTGGTCGAGATGCTCCAGCAGACCCTGACGATCGAGCCGTTCGCCGGGGAGAGCCCGACGGGCGCGATCACCTGGGGGCCGGCGGTGACGTATGCGCCGAGTCTCCCGACGAATGGGGCGCGGGTGACGTTCCGGCCGAAGCGGATCCGGACGCCGCTCGGCGAGGAGCTCGTGGCCCGGGCGGAGGTGTGGCTCGATGCGCCGGGGGGCGTGTTCCCCACCATCACCGAGCGCGACCGCGTGACGTTGGACGATGGCTCGCAGCCGCCGATGCTCTCGATCGACAAGGTGGTCGATGAGAACGGTGTGCCCGAATACGTGAAGCTCTACCTGGGGTGACGATGGAACGCTATCGCGCGAACTGGCCACTGCTCGATGGACGGACGGGGACGCCCTATGCCGTGGGCGACGTCGTGCCCGGCGACTTCCCGGGCCTCGTCACGCTCAAGGCGAACGGCGGGGTGACGGTCGAGCTCGTGGCGGATCCGGCCCCGAGCGCGCCGGCGCCCACCACTGCGTCGACCGTCGAGGAGATCCCGGAGCCCCCCGCCCCGACCACGGAGACGCACGGGTCGTGATTCACGTCATCGCGGTCCGCGGACTGGACCAGGTCAAGGCCGGACTCACGGCCTACCAGGCCGAGGTGCGCCAGGCACTGACCCAGGAAGTCGCGCGCGAGGGCGAGGAGATCATGACCGAGTCGAAGCGGCTCGTCCCGGTCCTGACCGGCGCGCTCCGGGCGAGCGGCCATGTGCTCCCCGTCGAGGATACGCCCACGGGCGTCCGGCTGACCCTCGCCTACGGCAACAGCGCCGTGCAGTACGCGATCTACGTGCACGAGCGCGTGGAGCTGCGGCACCCCGTCGGCATGGCCCGCTTTCTCGCGGTGCCGGCCGAAATCGCGGCGGACGGCATGGCCGGACGGATCGCCGCCGGGATCCGCGCGAGGCTCGCGGCATGACGGACGCCGAACGGCAGGAGGTCCGCGCGGTCGCGCGCCAGGCGGTGGTCGAGTTGCTGGCCGAGATCCTCGTGGGCGCGGTGAAGAGCAACGGCGCGCCGGGGGCGCCGACGGTCGCGATCCAGGAGACACCCGGATCGACGGTCGATGCCCTGCTGGGCCGGATCGCCGATGCGAAGGCCGAGGCGCTCGCCGCGATCGAGCTCGAGGAACGGGAAGGGCTGAACCGTCCGGAAGTCTTCCGGGCGTTGGGCGCGCGGATGGAGGCGCTCCGCGGTGCTGCTGGATGAACTCGGCAGCTACCTGACGAACCAAGGGCTCGTCGGCGGGTCGACGGGCTGGCGGTTGTTCGAGGGCTTTATCCCGGCCACGCCGGACCAAGTGGTCGTGCTCCTCGATGCCCCGAGTGGCGAGCCGCGGGAGTATGCGTACCTGCTGCGGCGCCCGCACTTCCAGGTGCTCGTCCGCGGGGGGCCGCGGACGGATGGGGACAGTCTGACAGCGGCACGGACGCAGATCATCGCGATCCTGGCGGCCCTCGACGGCCTGGTCAATACGACGCTCGGCAGCCCCGGGGTCTACTACCCGTACATCTGGGCCATCGGGGGCATGGCCGACGCGACGTGGGACGTGAATCAGCGCCCGGAGTTCCGGCAGAACTATCGGTGCGCACGGGAGGCCTAAGCCATGCCAGCCACAACCGGTGTTGCCTTTCTCATCAAGATCTTCGACTCGGGGTCGAGCTCCTTC